GGCGATTTCACCCGTGGCTCCGCTTGGTGAGGCCCAATCCCAAGCAACATCCGCAGTTTTGCACATCTCTGAGTTACCAGTGGTCAATTTTGATTGGTCGGGTCCAACTCAAATTGGATGGGCAGTCTACAACACCAGCCCAACGAATACGCAAGTGAACATCGACCCTGACCACATCGTCGTGCGGGAACTCTACATCACCAACCTCAACTCAACATTCCCGTTGAATTACATGGTTGGAATTAGGGACCGAATGATGACTCCTGCTCATGGTGTCCTCCAAATGGTGAAGGAAGTGAACTACAATGACTGAAACTGAAACCAAACCAAGCCGACAACAACGATTTGCACAATGGCTCATGGATCGCGAAGAAAAGCGAGAAGAAAAAGAGTCGAATTTGGAAGGATTGGTGCGCTTGAATGTGCTCGTTTCCTTTCTCACTCTCGGCCTTGTCGGTGGTTTTGAAACTGTTCAACTTGCTATCTCGATGATTCCGTACCTCTGATGGTCGGAAACCGGAAATGTGCCAGAAAAAGAAGCTCGTTTCCTGGTGCTGCTGCTAACGTCGTTCATGACATCCTCGCAGTCTACCGTTTGATTTTGAAAAAGGTCGCATTTATTGTCGATTCGGCAACAGCAACATGAAATTTGTTTCACTGAGATTCACCGGATTCCGACAAATCCTTTGCCTTTTGTTGCCATTGTACGATTTTCTCTCTGTCACCTTTGGTAAACATCGACTTGAATGCGGGGTGATTGGCTCGCCAATTCATTTCAGACAGCAATTCAGACATGGTGGCTTTACCCACAGCGTCCGCACCTTCGTCTTCATTCGACAACTTAGAGCGAATTGCATCAGCGATCCATGCGGAACGAGACTGAGAATATCCCATTCTCATGTTCAACTTGTTGAGCAGGTGAGAATCAACAGAGATGGAGAAGGAAATGCGAGGGTTTGAGACACGCTTTCGACCCATCATTGACACTTCCCGCAGTGAGATACGAAGTTGAAGGTCAGAGGGCATGAAATAGCGGCTCTGAACGGCTCTTTTTGGTCTTGAACCGGTTGGTGAACACAGAAGAACACGGCTCGGCATCGGGTACAGGCTACACACATTAGGAAATCATCTCCATAATCCGGCCTAAATCGCCTCCACCTTTGAATATATTTCACAATTTTATTTTTTTTTGTGGATTGTAGACCGTAGTCGGGGTACTCCGTACCAAAACCCCGCCAACTCCGGCATAGCCCAAGGGTGGTTAGGAAGTGAATAGAATATAAACTGGGTAGAGGGAAGTCCCATACATGGCAAGCAAGGACTCCTTCTTCATTCGCTCGACTGTAACCGGCCCTCTGAATTTGGGGTATCATCAAGAAGAGATTGACCTCGGCCATGTGGTTGATGCATTGGGACAAGCAGTGATGAGGATCCACAACATTTCCGTTTCAGTCCGTCAAGCCTCTGACGCTTTCGGCGTTTCCGGCACTGGTGCGGGTCAAGATGCTCAAGTCGCATACCAACTCACCACTACCAACTGTGATGAACTACTGTTCGCATCAGACCGAGCAGTTGTAACTACGGGGTGCATTCAGTATGAAATGGGCTCTCAAATCACAGGTGCCACAGACATGAGCGATGTCCTTCCACAGCGTTGGACTAACGGTTTCATTGTCGGCGTCGATTCCCTATTCCTTGGAATCAACACACGGGGTATGAACGCAGATGTCCGATGCGACATTGTGATGGAATGCACAGTGGAGAAACTCAGTCAGAACGCCGCCGTTGCTCTTGCATTGAGCCAACAATGAGGTGATTCACATACCCACTGACGCAGAACGAGCAGAGGCTCTCAGAGCCGCCGCAGACTACCTCGTTCAGACCGGGGTAGCATTGACGCCACTTCCAGCACCCGTGAAACCAGCCGCCGCTATGGTTGCACCTACCATCGTTGAGAACCTCGCCTTGGAAGTTGCCAAAATTTTGGGCGGTGGATCACCGAGCAAACCAAAGAAGAAACGGAAGCCCTCAGCATATGCCAAGCGATACGGAAAGGCCTACCGTGATGTTCGCAAGAAGAACACAACCAAACGAGGGGCTCTTCGCAAAGGATGGTCCCACAAGCGGCTGGTAATGGCCGCACACAAGATTGCGAAGAAAGGTGGCAAGCGATGAACAGAACCCTCCGTGGGCAACTCAAAGCAGGGGAAACCCGACGCCTCCTAATTGACGATGGAGACTTTCAGCATGGGTTCATCGTTGATTCATTGGCGATTTCACCCGTGGCTCCGCTTGGTGAGGCCCAATCCCAAGCAACATCCGCAGTTTTGCACATCTCTGAGTTACCAGTGGTCAATTTTGATTGGTCGGGTCCAACTCAAATTGGATGGGCAG